GAAAATCGGGCAATCGTTGAGCTTGAACTCGCTTCGCCTCTTGAACTCGATAGCGTCACGTTCCCGAAGCGTATCGTAATGTCGCGTTACTGTTCGTTTCATTATCGCGGCAACGGATGCGGATTCAATGGTCCTCCAGTAGCTGACGATAACAATCAATTGTTCGAGAATGCTATCAATATTGAAGCTAACACGTCAACGTCTTTAGCAAACAAAGTGAATAAAGGACGCTGGACGCCCGGCACAAGCTACTCGATAGCCGACTACGTTTACGTTGAAAACACGAATGTAAAAGTCTCGGAAGAGAATATCAACGCGAACCCAAACTGGAAACCGCTTCAAAAGTTCTATATTTGCGTTAAGGCTCATACTGCTACCGCAGGCAAAAATCCATCTATCAATAAAGAGTTCTGGATGGCAGATCAGTGCTCAAAGTCTATCGGCGGCTGCAAGCTACGCTTTGGCGAAAATGCAGAATTGCCGTTCGGCGGATTTCCGGGAACCGAGGAGTACCCGATCAATTTTAATCAGTAATGACTACAATCGTTGAACACGCTTTATCGTCCGATTTGGAAGTTTGCGGATTCGTAACCGTTGAGAACGGCGAACTGAAAACTGAGCCAGCGAAGAACATTGCCACTTACGCCGATAATATATTTGAGATTCATCCGCTCGAAATCTTGAAGAAGATTCGTTCGGGTAACCTTGTTGCGATCTATCACTCGCACCCAAAGACGGGCGAAGACGAGTCGAAGTTCGACCAGTTCAATTGCGACAACTCTTGCATTCCTTATCTTATTTACAGCAAGCAGACTCAAGAATTCAACTTGGTGATGCCCAAGGTATCGCACGTTAAGAAAGAATACGTTGATATGTTAAAGAAACGTTATGACTAACATTTATCTATACGGCGAACTACGCAACTTGTTTGGTCATGAGTTTCGATACAACATTTCGAAACCAAGAGAAGCGTTTACTGCGATCAATGCAAATCGTCGCGGCTTTTTGGCCGCGTTAAAGAAGCTGGCGGCAAAAGGTGTATTTTACAGAATCGTTGTTGATGATCAAGTTATCGAAGATCCTCTCGAACTCGACATCATTAAAACGCCACAAGAAATTCATTTGGTCCCTGTGGTGTGGGGTGCTGGAGATAGCGTAAAGAATATTCTTTTGATTGTCGCGGCTGTTGCGGTTATTGCGATCTCGGGTGGCTTTGCTGCGTTCGGTGCTCCTGCTGGCTTAGCGCTCCTTAGCGGAGGAGCCGCAAAGATCGGTTTGCTAGTTGGCGGTGCCTTATTAACGCAAGGCGTCATGGGATTATTATTCCCAACGCCCAAGCCCGACTTTAACCAAGAAGTTTCTGCGGGCGGCAAGTCTTATCTTTTCGGAAGCAAGCCGAGCAACACTTCTCAAGGTCAAGCCGTTCCAGTTGGCTATGGTAGACTGATCATCGGCAGCTCGCAAATCAGTGCCTCGATCAATAATTATCGTTTAAATTACGATGTGAAGGCTTTGATGACGCCAACTTCAAGGCCGATTGACGCTATCCCAGCTTACGAAGGTATTGATGAGCTTGAAATCGACGGGTATCGTTCGAATCAAACTGCCGTATTTGAAGATGCGGTTTCAGTTGTCGATGTTTCTCTCTCGCAGTCGTACATTGATATCGTTACGAAGTCCGCTAAAAAAGTTTCGTCTAACATCGTTGAGCTTCGAGTAAAGCAAGATGGTGAAATTATTTCGAACCCAAATCTGTCAACCTACGATGAAGATTTGACGTACAAATGGAAGCAATTGTCTTCTTCAGATTCGACAAAGAGCGCGATTCAGCAGGAAAATTCTTACTCGTTTTCTGAAGGTGCGCTCTATCGTTTCGCTCGCCCGCAAGAGTTTCAATTAATTTCGAACGCTGCGCAAAACCGCACCGATTCGAATTACATGATTTTATACCCGACTGACTCTTTGGTTATTTGGGGGCCATCACAATTCGAGGCGTCGCCAAAATCGGCTTGGGACAATAACACTCGATACGTTAGCGGAGAAATTGTTACGTTAAGTAGCATTTTCTTTAGATGCACAACGAGTATTCCCGCCGTCGCAACTATCTCGACGGCGAGTCGATCTGGAGCAACCGTAACCATTACGACTTCTTCGAATCATAATTTCGCAAGCAACTTCAAAGCGACGATCTTTGGACTGAGCACTGGCAATGTTAATCCAAACGGCTACTACAATATTACTGTAACTGCCGCAAATCAATTCACTTACACATTAGCTACTTTGGATACGGGAACGGAAACTTATACAGTAACCGCTGGTAGAGCGGTGTTAAACACGCACCCTCCACTCGCTAAGTCGTATATTGCAAGCGCAACTCGCAGCAATGCGGTAGTGACGATCACTCTTGGAAACTCGGCCACTCCTTTCAATCCGATTGTTCTTTCGGAAATCACGGGAACTTCGGCGCAGATTGCAAACTTGACTGGCGCAGTAGATCCTAACGGAACGTACACGATCACAAGAACGAGCGACACGACGTTTACTTATACGTTGAGCGGATCGCCTAGCGGTTCCGAAACTTACACGGTAGTTGCAGAAAGCGCCGATATCCTAGATCAAACAAAAATCAGCGCCGTTGTAAAATTGTTTACTAGCGGAGTGAATAATTTCTGGTCACTATTTATCCCACCGATCAGAGAGCAAATTTACCGCGCAACGTCTAATGCTCAGGGCAAGTTGCCTACTGACAGCTCTTTCTGGACAGCGGAAACTATTCCAACAGCGTCTGGCACTTTCGACACTTATTTGAGTTATGTCAAGTTGCCAATCAATCAAAACCTCTATACTGGCGACTTCTCGGCAGTAAATATTTCAGAGATCAACAGTAACGCTTCTGATGTCGGCAACTACACGCTCGAATTTTTGGGCTACTTCTATATCCCATTAAACAAGAACACTGACATCATCTCGACCGATCCGCTAGCTGTGAGAGAAATTAGCGTTATTTCAGCGAATAGCGGCACTGTTTACGAGATTACAAAAGTTGGCACTTCTGCTCAGTGGTCAACGATTGGCGTTGGCTCGGTTCCTCCTGTTGTTGGCATGACGTTTACAAAGAACGCGACTGCTGCAACTGGAAACGGAAAAGTCGCGCCAGTAAATTCTTACGACTTTAAGATCGAATGTCTCGAAACAAACGACGCCTTTGCCGATCTATACGTCAACGGTATCTTAGCTTCGAGCCACGACGAAAACAGCTCTCCTGTTGTCAACGCTGTAACTCTAACAACTGGTTATCATAGAGTTTACGCCAGACTTAGAACTGGTGTCGGCAGAAACAAGATTAAGATCTCTTACAGAAAGACTGGCGCGGCTTCGTTCACTGTGGTTGGAGAAAATCAGCTTCTCAATCGCAAGACCGATTCTAATTTGATCGCTTCAAATTCTCCGATCTATACACAGCGCGGAGATATCGCTGCATCTTCAATGGTTGCTGGCAAGAAGTACAGAATCAATGTTGTCGGCACGGCAGCTAATTGGACTAGTGTCGGCGCAACATCGGCAACAGTTGGCACAGTGTTCTTAAAGAACTCTACGGCATTTTCTGGCGCAGGAGCATTCGCTTCTGAAGTTATCGATCTTGCGGCAGTTCAAGCAGACAGTCAAAGACTAGTGACGTTCACTTCGGAACGTGAAGACACGGGCTACGCTAAGTATGTTTCTTTCTGGCAGTGTGAGATTACAAAGGGAGTGAAAAAGTATTTGTCTCCGACAATTCGTGTTGGCGTTACTTTCTTGTCAACGCAAAACGAAAGCATCGAGAGAAGCGTTCCTCCGATTCAGTCACTCCCATCTATATTCTAAGATGAAAATTCTAAATCCATTAAGATTTTTCAGAGGGATGGGAACATCCGAGGCTAAACTTCTGCCGCCAGACGAGGGCAAGAAACTCAAGAAGTCTATTTCTGTGGCAGAAATCGTTGACTTGCTTTGCGAGGGTCCAATCGAAGGTATTGTCGATCCGTTTGGCAAAAAAGTTTATGGCCTAGATATGCTAAAGGGAGTTTATTTGAATGGCGTTCCAGTTATGAACGTTAGAGGAGAATACAATTATAGAAGCATTCTCCTCGAAGTAAACTTTGGCACAGAAAAGCAGAAAGCTTTAGCTAACTTTAAAAACGTTTATATCTCTAAACCAGCAAGCTTTAAACTGCTCGGCCCGATCACGATGCGGGATGACGTTCGACCACCAGATAAGCCAGATGGCAGAAACTTTACAAGCTGGGCGCGTTCAACCGATGGTTGGCCGACGGCACCACAAGACCCATTCATATTTACTCACCAAATCAGAAACCGCGATGTCAAAAAGCTTCGTGTAAACTTTTTAATTGAAGCTTTGGCGGATACTGTAGATGCGGGAACAAAAGCTGGAACAGCTAAAGAATCGACGCTTTTCTTGCGTTTATACTGGGGATTGGATGGAGAGTCTAACTTGCAAGTTAGAGATGTTAGTTTCTACGGATTAGTTCAAAGCCCATACGCATATACTATTGGCGACGGCTCGATTTCAGAAGGCGAAACTACTGATGGTGCTTACTACGCGGCAACAAATACCAATTTCAATCCCGCTTCGTCGGTTGGTGGAGCCAGCACAAGAGTAAATATCCTACCAATTGACTTTAACGACGACATTGAAAAGACGCTTCCTCGCGGTTTACCCTTACCTTAAAACGTTGACACCGAATAAAAAATGTCTATTCAATATACTCCAGAGCAGTTAGCGGCGACAAAGATCAATAAGCGGAACTATTCAACGGTTTTGGGGGTTATCTATTATTTAAAAAAGCTTTCAACGTCGCCATTTTCAAATCCATACACTGCGGTACAAAACTATGTTTATACTTTGGTTGGAGAAGGCGCGGGGACAACCGCTACTTTTGATGCTCTTTCTAGTTCAAGTTACGCTAAGGGAGCCACTATCACACTAACCGGAACGGCAACGTTCAACAGAACTCTTGGAGCTACCACAATTCTTACTCCAACATTATCCTTGGCGGCTCATATAGATAGCCCAGCTAGTAATGGCAATACGCCACAAGTCATTTACGCAAACGGCACAGACATTAACGCCACTACGGGAGTGTTTTCATTTACGATCCAAGCCGAGGTGACTTCGAAGCTCGCTACGGGAACGCATACTGTTTATATCAACGCCCAATCGCCAAAGGGCTTAACAAAGTTAACTGGTGGCACAGATGGAGTTAGAACATTCTCGATTACATAATAATATTTACTAGTAGATGAAAATCTTAAATCCATTTAGATTCTTAAGAGGAGCGGGAGATCCAATCGACGCGAACCAAACGGCTTTTGAAAAGTCAGTTGATTTAACGAATGTATCTGAAGGAGTTGATGAAATCGTTTTACCAGAATCAGTAAATGGCAAAGATCGCTACATCAAAATTGAAAAGCGCAGCGAAGAAACTATTTCTCCGCTCGTTAAGCGCGAAGTTTATGTAGATAGTATTACAGAAGTTATTGATCGTAATTTCTCTTATCCGCTAACAGCTCACGTTGGAGTAAAGTTTGATTCGCGAACCTTTGCGAATTTACCAGAACGCGCATTCGACGTGAGAATGAAGAAGATTAAGATCCCGTCCAATTACTATCCACTGGGCGGAAATGGTCTTGACCGTCGTTATGTTTATCCAAGCGCAAACTATCCGGCTAATCCGAATAATCTAGATATTATTTTTGTCGTAGACAAGAATATGACATTTGCGAATAAGGCTTTGATTCGTCGCAATTTAAAAGAAATGATTGCGAAGATGACCGCTGGTTATACTGCGGTAAGGGCAGCAATTTGGAAAGTGGATAGCGGCGTCAGCTATAGCGTCATCAATGGTCCGAAGCTAACGAACTTCTCATATTACGATTCGGAATCGTTCATGACTGTTCGCTCGCCAGATTCTGCTGGAGCAAACAATCAAAATCTTTTTACTGAGCTAGATACGCTACTGCAAGAAAGCACCGTCTCTGCCGCTTATAGTGAAGTTGGAGCAGTTTCATATTTAATCAGAAAGAATCTCTACGCATCGAATCGTGAAATGGGCAAAAAGCTTGAATCGGTTGTTGTTGACTCTCTTTGGTCAAACACTGTAAGAAAAGTTGTTTTCTTTGGCGGCGCAAATCCAGAATCGATGACCGAATCGACTTACGACGCTCTCTTCAGATACTCGACTGAAAACTGCGTTCAGCTTTATTATTTCTACAGCAACGCTTCGTCTTCTGGAACTAGAACATTCCGAGAACTTTCGGCAAAAGTAAATGGTGGTGCGTTCAATATGCTCCACGACTCTGATATCGATTTTCAGCAGTTCTGTGACGATAAGTTTTACGATAGCAACAAGGTTTACTACGGTGATTGGGATGGCACGTTCAAGTTAGGCTGGACCGATAATCCAGCTTGGGTTCTTTACGATATCATCACGAATACGAATTATGGTTTGGGCAACCAAATCGACTTTTCGTCACTCGACAAGTGGACGCTTTACGATATCGGTAGGTATTGTGACGCTGTAGATGACAAGGGTATTTTCCGAGGCGTTCCAGACGGCAAAGGTGGCTTAGAGCCACGCTACACATACAACATCATCTTCTACAATAAAGACGAGGCTTACAATGTATTGCGCGATGTCTCAGCCGTATTTAAGGGCATCGTTTACTGGAACACGGAAGGTTTCTCTTTTTACGCCGATAGACCACAAGATCCTGTTATGCAGTTCTCGAATGCAAATGTTCGAGACGGTCTTTTCGAATATAGCGAAACGGCGCGAAACGTCAGATATACTTCCGTAGAAGTCGTTTATAACGATAAGTATGACGGTTACAAAACCAAAGTAGAGTATATTGAAGATGTTGACGGCGCTCGTAAGTTCGGCTTAAATCCATTTAAAATCAATGCTGCTGGTTGCACTTCACGTTCAGAAGCTCGTAGAATTGGACGCTACGTCTTGTGCTCTTCGATGTTCGAGTCTGACATCGTGTCGTTCGTTGGCGGCGTTGAGGCTGCGTTCCTGCAACCGGGCGATATCTTCTCGGTCAGCGACGAAGTTAAGAACACTGCAAGAACATTTGGGCGCATCTTAGATGTTAACGAAGCGACTAATGTCGTCACTATCGATGGCGAGTTTAAGCAAGGAACTGCATCGACTATCGGACTTGACTCGGGTATTTATATCCACGTCCCTTCTGGGAATTATTCGGTATCGGATCTTAATAACTTAACTGGTTCTGCTGGTCAATTTACTGGCACGCTCAACAATATTAGAGCGAGACGCCAGCGTCAATTACAGAGATACAACATTCATACGGTAGCTGACGGTGTCGACGGCAGTAACACTTACGGATCGAGAATCACAATCACTGGCGAGTTCTTGCTCAAATCTGGCATCTTTGAAACGTACCCAATCGAAGGAAGAATTTCTGGTGGCGGCGTAACAACTGGCGATACTATTTTGACAGGAGAGGTTTATGTTTTCCCAGACAACACGACTGTAACGGGAAATCCTCGTTTTGAAACATTAAACTTCGCAGCGGTTTCTGGTGTGTTGCTCGAAAATGAAATTGATATTGACGTTCAAGGCTCGGCGGGAACGGGACAATTAATCGGCGACGAAACAAATTGGTCTTGTGTTGTTGACGGCACGAACGGAACCGTGACGGTCAATGGGTCACAAGTTGGGACAGCGGCAGCTAATGGATTTTTCACTGCGATCCAGTTAACTACTGCTGGAGCATTTGTAAATCAAACATCAACGTCGTCCTCGTTAGCTACTGCGGCTGCGCATATAACCGCGAGCACTGCGGGCAACGTTGTTATCATTGTGTCTAACAATGCAGCTGTTGCAAATAATGCAGCAACTCCTTCTGAACTCGCGGCCTATGCTCCAACAGAAGTTCAGAAGATCGGCAAAGATGTCTCGGCAGTTTCAACTTCTTTCGGTTATTTAGCGGCTCTTGTTAAAGTTTCATCTGGAGCGGGAAGAATTGTCGAGCGAGCATCAAAATCGCTCAATGACTTTGGCAAGATTAGATTCAATTACAGAGATCTTCTAGCTTTAAGCAAGATGACTCCGTACTATACTTTCTTAAATGTTGATGTTGGAAACAGTTCGAATTCTAAGTATGACGACTGGAGAGCGAGCGTTTATTATGATATAAATAAGATCGTAAATGTTGCTGGCGATATTTACCGCTGTAAGGCTGATCACACGTCTTCAGCAACGTTCGCCACGGATGAGACAAAGTACTGGATTGCCGGAACAATTAACGACTACAGAACCATTGGTTTCCCCAAGGATTTCTATGGCTCCACGAAGATTCCGATCACGACAAGTTTAACAAGCGCACACGTTTCTAGTGCGTTTGCTGCGCTTGGACTGAGTGTTTATGTTGGAGGCGGAACCCTCGGACAATCAGATATCAGAACTCTCAGCGAAACTGATGGTGTTGGCTATAGCGGATTGGTTTATGGAACTGGCTATGGCAAAGGCTTCTATTCGCTAGCTGTAGATACCTTGCCAACAAAGATTAATCTTATTGAAGATGGGTCGATTTATCTGTTGAGCGGTTCTGGTGTTGAGCCAAAGCTTTACAAGACTCTAACAGTTAAAGAAGAAGAGGCGAATAACTATTCGGTAGCTGGCGTCGAGTTTTATCCAGATAAAGAAAACTTTATCGAGAATGACATCTCGGACACTTCGCCAAACCTTTACGTTCAATCTCCTTACGACCTTGTAGTAAAGCCACAGGCTCCAACTACGCCCGTTACAACTACTTTGCGTAAAGATGAATCGAACGTCACAACTGGCATTTATGTTAACTGGGGAGCTTCTCCAAGTTCGCCGCCACTTTATAAGCTTTATATTAGCCGCCCAGACTACTCAAGTTCAGTACCGGGAGCAATTACTGAAGCCGTATCAACGTCTTCTCTCGACTACACGATTCCAGTTTACTCAAACTGGGGACAGTACGATATCGATATCTACGCTCAAGGAGCTACGCCGTATCGATTCTTGTCCGAAGACTCAGCATCAATAAGCGCAGTTGCTCTTCCATTGCCCACCGCAACAATTGGCGGCACATCGTTAGATAGAGTCGCGATCACTGGTTTCTACCTTGATACAGCGGATACTGGAAGCTTGCAATACAACATTACTTACGGAGCAACATTCTCGGGAGTTGGACAAGGAAACTTCACGTCAAAAGATTTGACGTTCCGCTGGTCTTACGTTGATCCCGTTGGAGACAGAATCAATTCACCAGATTCTCTCAGAAACAATCCGTTCTTCCCAGACGCTCCGAATATCGTTGTTCAACTATACTCTGATGGTGGAACTTTACTAGAATCCAATACTGGCTATCA